CGGGATGTACGCTTGTACTTTCCACCCAGCGCAAGCGGGGAAGTACATCCTTATCCCGTTCGAAGCGTCTCCAGTCGCTTGCCTGGTGCGCACGGATCACGGCCGTGGCGTATTCCGTCTGCAACCATGATTCAAGATGAAGCGGGGAGACGAACTTTTCCACGTCCCGTTTGAAAATGTCGAAAGGCTTCAACTGCCCGTCTTCATCCAGAAGCTGGGATGCGATGTCGTTTTGAAAGCGATGCGCCTTGAAGGCGGCAAAGACGGCATTATTATAACGCAGTTCCCGATAGAATGCGTAATCGTCCTGAAAGGGGCTTCGTTTATGGAACCCGGTATCTGTCGCCTCGTTAAAGGCCTTCCAGAACTCATTCCACAAGCCTCTTTCTATATCTGTCAATGTGTTAAAATCCTTTCCGTATATTTTTCGGATCGCCTCTTGCAGAACTTTCCCGTCAAAAACGAAACCCTCTTCCAGGGTGTCGGCATACAATCCGTTCATTACCATCCTAAAGCCCCCTTGCTTTTGGGGGCTTTTCCGAAAAAACGGGATGTCAGATTTTTAAAGAAGGTCCGTATCATTTTCCCTTTGACCGCCCTTTTGGGTGTGAAGCTTACGTTTTTGCTATTATGTTCCGTTCCTTTCGTCTCTTCCTTTTGACCGGTTCCTTGTTCCTTCAGGCGTATTTTCACATCTTCTTTTTCTCTTTCCCTTTCGGCGGTGATTTCATTATAGTTATCCGGTTTGTTCAGGCCGAACTCGTCATATAACTGGTCATGACTGATCGGCAGTCCGAGTGAGGACAGTTTCGTGATGATATCGATTCTCTGTGTCTGGTTGGAATCTTTGGGAATGACAAACGAGAATTTACCACCTTTCACGTTAATGCCGAAAGATTCGAATATGTCGGTCATCTGATAATTCAGGACATTGAGGACAAAGAGCTTATCCTGTGCCAGGAGCTTGTCTTCTATTTTTTTATGGACTTCACCCAAAGCCTGTGTCCCTTTTTCCCCGGCTTCGGTGGTCAGCGTGTTGCCCAGGACATGTTTGCTTATTTCCGAATTGCAGAAAGCCGCCAGGTTTTTGTACAAATCACTGGAACCGGACTTATTCCCTGCCTCCAGTAGTTTCAGGCCCGTCCCGTCAGGATGGATGTAAACGGAAGAACCGCCTGCTTCATGTGCGTCTTGCATGAGATTGTAACGTTCCCGGTCGTCATTGCCGTTATAGGTATATTCCCGGATCGGCTGTCCGAAGAGTTCCGCAAACTGTGCCCAGTCGGATACATCCGCCCGCTTGTACAAAACCCAAGGGATATCCTTTATCAATTCACCCAGTGCACGGGGTTTGCCGACAAAAAGAAGGTTGTCGTATTCATCCCACGCCGTCCCGTGTATATCGGTCTGCATCCGAAGGATCAGCTTTCGGATAGGGTCCACATGCTTTCTGGGGATAAGGTCGTAAGACAACCATCCACCCTCGTCTATCCCAAACTGGAACAGGCTGCCTCCCCACCAGGCCGTATCGAGCAGGTCCGAAAGGAAGTCCAGGAACCAGGGGGATTCAAGCATTTCCCCGATGGCTTTGTCCGGCTTGCCGTCACGGCTGAACTCTATCTGAGAAGACAACACGGCCGACTTTCTTTTTTCCAGGACGGAAGAGAGGTGAGTATCGAGCAGGATGGTATCATACAAGTCGTATAACCTGGCACGGTTCGGAAAATCGATCCGTTCAGCCTCCGTTACGGCCTTCATGTAATGACTGATGTCCATCTGCCAGCGTCTGGCCTGGGTCAATATGATCGTATTCCCGCCTGCGGGCTGGTTAAACAATCCGCCAGATGTGATCGGTTTGGTTATGTTTCCGGTTTTGGTTCTCCGTCTTAATTTCTTTTTCATTTGAATCGGTTTTGTTTGCTGTTTATATATCGTTAGAAATGGTTGCATCGTTTCCGGTTTCCCCCAAACAGGTAGAATACCGTCTTATTCTCATCCTGAAGGGTCGGGGCTCCGTTTATCACGACATTGCCTTTCTGTATTCCCTTTAACCACTCCACTGCCCTTTCATAACGATTTTCCCTCAAAGAAGACATTTTCGCGGGATTGCCCAGCGAATAAATATGGTATACCGCTATATCCAGGCACATCATAAGGATCAGCGGATGCCGTTCTTCGCCTCTGGCGGCAAAGATCCTGTCCACGTCATAACGTCCTGCCATATATGATTTCATTTCCTCTATGGCCCGGTCCTCGCAAATGTCCAGGATCGAATTGTCCTCCCTTGTTATTGCGTCAATGATTTCCCGGTGCACGCTTGCATCATAGTCGTTCGGTTCAATGTACTGCGTCATAATCTGTATTTGTTTTTACTTCTGAAAGCCTTTACCGGTATTCTTATCATCGGTTGAAGCTCCAGGCACTTGTTGTCAATAATACGTTTGGCTCCCTCTATGCAGTCCGGCCCGTCGGCGGGATATGTCAATTGGAGGTTGAACAGGAGGAACTGTTCCGCAAGGCGGACCATATCCGGATTCTCTTTCTCATCCTGGTTGAAGATGAGACGTCCTTCACGGTTGAGCGGCTCCAGGTTGGCTTCTATGCGGGTGGCTTTTTCCGTTTTCTTCTCTTCATCGGGACGGATATTGATCCGTTTGCCTTTTTCTTCGCACTTTGCTTTAAGAAGGGGACGGAAAACCTGCTGGAAGAACGGGTCCTGGAGTGAATTGTTTTCCATATAATGATAGACGGATACTTTTCCACGGACAAAATCGTCCAGAAAGAAATACCAGTCAATAAAATCGGAGTTCAACCCGCGATTTAGGAATCCCTTGATGACATAATATATGCCGTCTTTCTCACCGACCAGCCAAACGGCTTTATAGGAACTTTTCCCCTTCTTGCTTTGTCCCGGTGACGGGTCGCCGTAAACGACAAGAAACTTGAACCGTCCAAGGGGCGGAACCTTCCCCCAATGGAGTTCCTTAAATATTTCCCCCTCACTGACCGGGTTATTGAAATATTCGGTTTGCCCGGATGCCGCACTGATTTTTCCCAGGATTTCATCGATCATTTCTTCTGTGTTCTTCTGGGGCCAGGTACTGTTCCCTTTCTCATCCCGAATATTGACAATGTCCCAATGATCGGCCATCTTGCCGGCCCTGACGACACAGCAATCCTTTGCAATGATGTTGCCACAGAAAATAATGGTGACCGGTACGGCCGGGTCCCGGGTTCCGTAAACGGCCTTTTCCCAAAAATTCCACATGTCTTTTATACGTTCGGCATTTCTGCACGCTTCGTCGGTATCGAAGTCGTCGACCAGCAACATGTCCGGACGGTAGGATTTGTTTCTCGATCCGCGCGGGGCGTTTCCGTAGCCGATGGCCCGGAAGGCCACGTCGCATTTGGTGATAAATTCTTCATCCGTCCATTTTGCTCCGATTTGTTCCCCGTAATAAGCCCTCAGACGCGGGTTGCTTTCCAGTTCTTTCCTGTACGGATCAAGCAGGCGGACCGCCGCTCCCTGGGTGGCGCTGACCATCATTATATTATGCTTGCGTCCGGTCAGGACCAGGTAAAGCACGATAAACATGACGACGGTACTTTTGGCCAGGCTTCGCGCCCAGGAAAGGACCTCGAACCATTCATCGTTTTTTATGCACCGCTTGATCGCTTTTATATGAAAAGGGGCAAATTCATATTTTGCATATTCAGGAAAGAAAAACGTGATCCATTCCAAAACGTGCGCTTCCAGGTAAGCCCTGTGCTCATCCATTTCTTTTCGGTTCTTATGGATGACGGGTACATCCGCCATCAAGGACTCGAAATAATTTTCCCACCTGCGTAACGCTTCTCTGTCTTCCGTCTTCATAGCGTGGTTTTAATGAACGTGTCCCATAATACGCCGAACTCCTTGGCCTTTTCGATATCTTCGCTCCTTAACCATGAAAGGAACCGCATTCCCGACGAAATCAGGTCTTTGAGGCCGGCGTCCTTTTCCAGCCGGTCAACGGCCTGGGAAAGTTTCTGAATAGTGGCGGCCTCTGATGCGTCTGCGAACCGTTTCCCTTCCGGTTTGGCAGAAATAACCTGGTTAATTTCCGCGATTTGCCGGTGCAGGTTGTTGATCTGCTGTTCACGGGTCATGGTCATGCCGACTTTCAACTCGGCCCACTTCCCCTTATCGCACCAGGATATGATCGTACGGCGACTGACCCCGACCTTTTCGGCAATCTCCGCCTGGGTTAAATCTTCCCGGATATACAGGACTTTAGCCCATTCCCTTTTCTGTTGATTGGTTAAATCTGTCATTTTCAATGTTGATTTTGGTTATGAAATTTTCCTCAAAATTCGACTTTATATAAGACTCCGGCAACTTTTATCCGCATGATACGGCGGTGTGGCGGCATGATACCCGTGCGGGAGCGGCATGATAAAAAAACGATTTGCAGGGGTGGTTTTTTGCCCGGAAATTTGCACCAAAACATGACGCAAATGGCAAAGCAATTTTTCAACATGATAGCTTCCGAGGACGGTACGGCCTGTATCTTACTGTATGGTGACATTGGCTGCGGCACGGATGAGATACGGAGCTCGGAGATAGTCAGGGAGCTTATGGAACTG